ATGATCGGCAAACTGCTCAAGCATGAATTTATCCGTACGCGCGGGATTATCGGAGTCGTGGTCGGCGCCGCCCTCGCCGCCATCGCGCTCGGGTGTGCGCTCATGGCGTTTCGCATCCCGGTTCTTAATGAATTCGGCGTGGTGCTCGGCCTGCTGCCGGTGATCGTGCTGGTCCCGGCCCTGCAGATCATCCTGGCTGTGGACTTTTGGCGCTCCAGCTTCCGCTCGGAGGGCTATCTGACGCACGCGATCCCGGTCAAGGGCTCCACGATCTACTGGACGAAGCTGGGGTGGGCGATGATTGTGACCGCCGTGGCGCTGGTGATCGACTTCCTGCTGCTTGCGCTCGTGTGGTTCGTCGTAGGCACGACGCTCGGCGCCGCCTTCTTCGATCCCGATCCGAACCTGTTCGCCGTTGTGGGTGAGGTGCTGCGGAATGCGGGCCAGGTGGTCCCGGTCCCGGTGCTGTATGGGCTGGTCATCCCACTGTTGCTCATCGGAGTGTTCTTCATGTGGCCGGTGTTCTTCACGTTCGTCGCCACCGTGGGAAGCGAGGGGCGCTTCGGCCGGATGGGCGCGGGCGGGCCGATCGTCGTCGCGATCGTGGCATGGATCGCGTGGCAGGTGGCGGCGGTGATCTCGCTGGCGGCAGTGCCGTTCGGGCTCGACATGTCGATGATCGAGAGGGGCGGGGCCCCCGAGTTCGTCCACTATGGCATGGCGCAGCTCATCGCCGCCGACCCGGACAGCGAAGTGATGCCGCTCGGCATGTTCGCTGGCATGGCGATCATGATCGTGGTGTTCCTGTGGTTGTCGCGCCGCTCGTGGAACAAGAAGGTGGAGCTGAACTAACGGGCGCTGTTGCTAACTCGTGAGTCTGAGAGTTTTCGTCGGGAAAACCGGCGGTCTTGCTCTCAGGCTCACGAGTTTTTACGCCGGAGCGAGCGCGCTTGGGGTCGTTCGCGGGGCCGCAAGAATGGGTGTCGTCCTTGTGGACCTGGATGTCAATCCGGCGCCGACCGCAAGAGCGTATCCGATGAGGGTGGACATTTTCGAGCTGTTGCGCGGATCTTCGATTTTCGCCGCCTCCTGGTGGGAGATTATCAGCTCCTTGGCCAGATCTTCCTGGCGCATCTCGCGCTCCTTGCGGATTTCCACAAGTCATGTCGTGACCTGGCGAAGCTGGGTATACATCTCGATTGAGCTGAGAAGGAAGCGTGGCTGGCTGAGCAGGGGATCTCGCGTTATAGGTTTCGTAAGTGGCAGATGGCGGCCTATCTCCGTGATGTTGACCGGGGCCTGGTGCCACGAACCGATGAAGGTGATATTCCGTTAAATGGGTTTAGGTGGATAGCTTCGATGACAGACGATAAGCAGGCTACGTGTATTGACGAGCTGGAATCGGAAAATGAGCAGTTGCGGGTGCTCTTGATGCGATGGGAAAAGCTATCGCGCTCTTGCACGAGTTGCAAGGGCAAGAGCGCGAGCCGAGCCCCACGCAGTCACATCCCAACGCTTCTTAGAGGAGGAAAAGGACTTAGCTGTCCAGCTCAGTGCCCTTTATTCCTCCCAGCGCAAGGCGCTGCAGATGGCAGGGGTGGCCAGGTCGACCTCGTATCACCGCTCCAAGCCGCGCCCGCGGGCACAAGATCCTGTCCCGCAAAGCCAGCGTGCCTACAAGCGTCGCATCAGTGCCTACAACCATTGTGGGTGTACGGCTGAGTTAGTGTTGCACGAGTGGGAGCCGACGGAGGAAGAAGCGCTCTATCGGGCCTCGTACATGCAGGCGGCCTTGGATGCTGAAGAAGAGTTCGGGCGTTCGTGGGCGCGCAGCGCTGCCGGTGAGGGCCAGATTTTGGCGCGTATGCGGCGCAACAACCCGGGCTTGTTTAACGATGGCGTGTTCGCCAAGGACTCACAGTTCCGTTCACCGGCCTGGGTCAAAGCGAAGGAGTCCACCCGACGCCGCCGGGAGAAGATCAAGCTAGCCACGGGCCGCGGTGGTGGAGGGGCCAAGCCGCCGCGGCCTGTGCGCAGTGATAGCACAGATGGTGAGTGGGAACCTCGCCGCAGAGCGCTTGGGACCGATTTGCAAGGGGAGAGAATTGCCCCACACGAAGTCGAGTTTCTTGAGAGGTTTGAAGCCCGTGGGCACCGTGCGCGTTGGATTCCTCGAGATGGCCAGCACTTCAAGTCAACTAATGATTTCGTATGGCTCGACAACGGCAATGAAGTGTGTGAGTTGAAATGCACGACTGCAAAATACTCGAGTATTAAAGCGAATATTCAGTCGTCGGTTGTTAAGGCTCGAGAGAATCATGGGGTTGTGAAAGACTCCTTCGTCGTAGATCTAGGGACCAGAGCGCTCACACCTAAACTGCGTGGCTAATTACAGCGTTACAACGCTCGCGTTAAGGACGGAAAGATCCGTCGCCTGTGGGTGATGAGTTCAGATGGTGGAGCGTTCGAGGAAATCCATTTAGTGTGACGATGGAGCGCCAATCCCGCACTTTCTGACGGCCTGTTATTTCAAGGCTTGCGCAGGGACGCCCCATCACGACTCATCATATCCAAGCTGCTGGAACATGGACAAGCGGCTTTTCGATATAGGCCCGACCCCACCAGATCCTGGTGGGGTTTTGTTGTGCCCATCCCGCACGGGGTGGGTTTTCTATATACCCGCACGGGAAGGAAAACACAGATGGCTGATAGCCAGAACACGGAAGAAAAGGACGCCAATGCAACCCAGGCTAAGGCGACTGCCAGCACCACTGCTGATCCTGCACAGGAAACAGATTGGAAGGCAGAAGCCCGCAAGTGGGAGCAGCGTTCGAAAGACAACCTGGCCCAGGTCGAGCAACTCAAGGCACGCCTTGAGGGTATGGAAGATACCAGCACGGACCTGGAGAAAGCGCTAGGACGGATCAGCGCGCTCGAACAGCACAACACGCACCCGAAACTTGATCTACCCTTCCCCGATACCCCTTCTGCTCTGGTGGTCGGGTAGCCCTAAAGTATCCCTTCTAGAGCATAAAAGGGTGTAAACGGGTATAAAAGAGTGTAAAGCAAAACGGCGACTTTTCTGCATCAAAACAACGAAAACCCCGCCAGATCAACGATCCGGCGGGGCTACCTGCGGAGATGGCGGGATTTGAATACCACGCTACAACACCGCCATTATGCGCTCCCCTGAACCCACACATGCACCCTAGGCCCTCTAGAGGGTCGGGTTCGTGGTGGTGGGCGGCGCGGGATGGTGGCCCGGTGCGCTCGCGGGTGTTGTTGACAGCGCTTCACCCAACCTGCGGTCTTGTCATTGACAAGTAAAGGGCGTATGTATGCGCGATCGTAGGACTAGCTCTTGAGATCGGTTCGGGCGCCACGTCCGGGCCGGTTGGTTTGCCAGTCGTCGACGGTTTCAGGCAACCAACCGTGGCGCACGTTCGGTTCTAGCCCGATCGTTGCATCTGGCTCAGGCAGACGTCCATCCCGCCGATAGGTGCGCAGCGTGGACAAGGCGATGCCCGTGCGATCCGCGACGGCATTGAGTGATAGATAGTGGATGGTCACACGGTCTCCTTTGTGCTGATTCCGTAGATTGCGGCGAGGATGGACAGCGCCCAGCATGTGGCTGTGATGGGAGTGAGTCCGACTGCGTAGGTGCCTACTGCGAGGACCGCCCAGGCGGGCGTGGAAGCCAGGAGCGTTTTACGGGTTTGGGGTTTCATTGGTCGGTTCCTTGTGTTAGCTTGTTGTTGAGGCAAGGGCTGGGAACCCTGCGATTCCCAGCCCCTCTCTCGCCGCTCTAGTCGCGGTTGATCGCGATGATCTGTAGCCAGATCGTGACGATCATGAGGGAGATCATGATACTGTCGGCCAGTTCCATGATTGCCTCCTTTCTGTTGGTGGGGCTTTCCCTCCAACAACTCTAACTTTACCCTAACTACACGCCGTTCTGCAAGTCGTTAAGGTAAAGTTGTGTTGCGGTGCGCACCACACTCGGCCAACCGCTCCCGATAAGCCACCACCACCCACACTGGCACACCAAGCTCCTCGCCAATCGCCGCAACGTCACAACCATAGAGACGCTCAGCCAGCATGTACTCGGCAGGAGAAACCAGCAGCCGCGCAGCCCGCCGATCCACGCGTGCCTCTATGTGCGCCTCCTGCGGCCCATCATGACCCAAGATGGCATGAACATACTCATGAGCCAACATAGCTCGCTGAGCGCCAACCGGGAGCCGAGAATCGATAACGATCAGCCCCTCGCCGAGATAGTAAGAGCCCGCCAAAGGGAACGGCACAAACACCACATGCACCCCCATCGCCTGGCAGGCAAGGATCAGCTCCTCTTCACTCATACCACCAAAGAATACGAGACCCCTCCGACAACAAACACAGTCAGGCAGCCCGGCGCAAGTCTTGCCCTCACGATCAGGCTATGGGATACTTAGAACTGCCAGTGATAAGAGGGTCGGTATCCTCTTCGGGTCGTCCGCAAGGAAGGCGCGATAGCTGGCTTTAACTATGTTCCCCACGGGAAGCACTTCGAGAAAGTCAACGCTTCAACAGCGTTCGCGTGACGCCCAGTAGTACGCCCCATGATCTCTCTTTGCGTCGCCCACAGCAGGTAATCAGCTGCCTGCAATCCCCACACCGACCTGGAATCCCAATAGCAGGCAACCGTACGCTGAGGCATCTGAGTGGCAATATCTTCAACCGCAGCTCTCGCTGTGGCCCGAATCGCATTCGTGCCGATCGTGGCCACAATAATGTAGACCTTCGCGTCGTGTGGGATTGCAAGCGTAAGCAGTTGTTTGAGGTGCAGGTAAAACGCGAGCTTGTAGAGCCGCATTTTCCCTGCGTCGCGCACGTATCCGTAAGCTCGCTCCTTGCGGAGGAAGGTGGCGTCAAATCGGGGTGCCTGCATAGCGATGAGGGAAAACACTTCGTTGCGTATTGGCCACACATCGTTCTTTGCGTGAAATTGAGTTTCGACAGATAGCCCGCGTTCTTCGAGCGCGAGTCTGAGGATTTGGGCGTCCCAGTTTTCTTGGGAATGGTCGCCGGCGTAGGTGGCTGAGCCAACACCGAAGTAGGGGAAATCGTCGGGCGTTTTTGGCGATTCAAAGTCGGGGACGCCGGTCTCGTCAAGGTAGACGAAGTAGTCCTCACCCATCACCTCTCCTCCAGGTCTTGGTTTTCTTCCCCGATCCCCTCTAGCGGGTCGGGTTCGTGGTGCCTAGCGGCGGGGGTGTAGTTGCTTTGGAGGGCGGCCTGGAGTTTCGCTTCAGCTTGTTCGGCATAGGTGACGGGGTCTGAAGCGACGGAGTGGTCGCGAATAGAATCCTCAGCCTGCCGCAACACACGCCACGGGGTGAGGCCCAGGGCGCGGCAGAGGGCAACGAACTCACTCACCGACGTCGCACGCTGACCCGCGAGCGTTTTGAGTACCCCACTACGCGAAATCCCGGCGCGATCCGCGACCACCTGGTGTGTGAGGGTAGATTCTTCAAATGCTTGCGCGAGGTTCGAGATGGCAATTCGCTCTATCTCGCCAATTTCTAGTGCTTTGCGTCCCATGTTGCGATTGTTCCATTTAGGTAATCGCACGTCAATAAAAAAACTAAGGCACTAAAAACTTGACAGAGTTCTATTTAGAACCTAGCCTTAGAGCAGATGTTTCAAATAGAACACTAGACCTAAGGAGGTGGAGCCTTGAGTATCGAACTCGAAATCAAAGCCGAAGCAACACGGCAACAAATCAAAATCAGCGACCTCGCGGCCCTCATCGGCACATACCCCGAGCGCCTATCCCGCGCATTCAACGGCGAACGAGCACTCAAGACAACCGAACTTGAAAAAGCCAGCAAGATCCTCGGTGTCCCCGCATCAGAACTCATGCGTCGTGCTGAGGAATACGACACCCGCCAAGGCGGTGATGTGGCATGAAAGAAAACCCATTTCCACCAGCTCCTGGCTACCAACAAGCTCACCAGCTCACCCGCATGCTTGACGGCACCAACCCGATAAGCATCGAGCAAGCCCGGAGTCTAATCGCCCAACTAGCAGGCATGTACGGGCTACCAAAGGTTCTAGTCGATGCGCGGGAGGCGCAGTTCGAGACGCGTCTTGTCCCTATCCGTTCAACAGTAGATGAAGCTCATCAACGGAAAGACCGTCAAAAGAAGCCGAAACCCTGCTTGAGGAAGTCACAAGGAAAGCGTGTGCGCCAAGCTCCATTGACTCGTTTTCGGAATCCGGCGAGTTCAAGGGAACGCCCATGAACAAAGTAGCAGGCATTCGTCCTTGCTTCATCGCGTCAACCACCTGTTTGTAATAGCCCGCAACCTGCTTGTTGTCAGCGACGACACAATGACCATCAATTCGAAACACAGCCATCTCAATTCTTCCTTCCCGGTAGGTGGAACGTGTGGCAACTGTCAGCCTACCGGGAAGGCACAACCGCGAAAGGAAAACCAATGAAAACCCATCCTTACGCAGACAAATACCCCATGCTCCCCGCCGACGAGCTGGCCGAGCTTACCCAGTCGATCCGCGCCAATGGCTTGCGCCAGCCGATCGTGCTCGACACCGAAGGCAGGATCCTCGATGGACGCAACCGGTATGTAGCCTGCGAGAAAGCCGGCATCCAACCCCAGTTCACCACCTACGAGGGTGAGGACCTCGCCGAATACGTCATCGACTGCAACACCTCACGGCGCCACATGTCCACGGGCGCGAGGGCAATGGCTAGCGCGTTGATCCTCGAAGCGGACGGACGCCGGGAAAACGGACGATGGGCATACGGCGACATCGCAAACAATGAAGATCTTCATCGTTCGTCAGCGAAGAAAGCTCTCGCGCAGGCGGGCGTGGTCATTGATTATGCCCCTCACCTTGCCCAAGGTGTCGTCAACGGCCAACTTGCCCTCGACAACGCCTACCAACAAGCACGCGACATCAAGGCTAGTGCTGAGGCTGAAAAACTCGCTGAACGCAACCGCGCCCGTGCCGAACGCGAAGCCGAAAAAGCAGAAGCCGAACGCCAAGCCCGCCTCCTCAACGAACTCAAAGACGCTGCCGCCACCCAGTTCCTCACCTACATCGACACCGGCGAGATGGACATCCCCACCGCCCACGCCGCCTGGACAGAGGCCACCCGCAAACAACGCGAAGAGGCCCGCCAAATGGACCACTCCCGCCTCGTCACCATGCGCGGCATCTCTGACGCGCTACGCACGTTCGCAGGCGGCGCCGACTACGCCACCGTGATCTGGACCAAAGCATACCCCCACGAAAAGCGCCTCATGGACGAACGCGACCACCTCACCGTCGACCGAATCACGACCGCGATCAGCTACCTACAACGCCTCAAGGAGCACCTGACAAATGACAACCGCCCGTAACGAAATTATCGCCCTGTACGACCAATACGTGGCCGAGCACCCCGACGGTGCTACCACTATGGATGTCCGGGACTACCTCACCGCCCGCATGGGTGAACGGCTCGCCGACCGGCCCCGCGACCTCACCGCCGAAGCCACCCACCTTGTTGGCGCACACCTACCCAAAATCCGTGCCGCCCGCAAAGACCTACTACGCACCAACCTCACCCGCATTCTCGAGTTTATCCGGTGCGAGGACCGTGACCTTGATGTGACCGCTATCGCCGTCTGTGCGTTCCCCACCGGGGACACCATCGGAATTGATAAGACGCTGCGCTATTGGACCGCTGAGGATATTCACACGTGGCTGGCAGCGCGGGCGAAGAACTGGCAGGCGGCAAGAGCAGCCTACGATCTCGACGCTGACGCTGGGCTTGCGGTCACTCACGCGATGGCGACCGCACACGCATTCACGATCGGTGACCTCATCGCCGACACCGAAAGCAGTGATGTGGCATGACCACCACTGCTAGCTACCTCAGTGTGGAGGAAGCCGCTAACGCCCTCGGCGTATCCACATGGCTCATCTACCAACAAATAGCCCGCCAACAAATCCCCCACAAGCGCGTCGGACGCCGCATCCGCATCCCCGCCACCTACATCAACATCACCACCGGAGGAACCAAATGAACACCAACACGACCAAAGCAGAGCTGGCGTTTCGCTACCTGTGGGCACTACCCACCATCGTCTGGATCATCGCCGCCTACCGGGCCGCCCCGCTCGGCGCAACCTACGTCGCCCTCTGCCTGACCATCGCCGCGCTCATGCCCGTCACCCAACACGCCATCAACACCCTCGACCGCAAAGAGACCGAGTGGCTTGCCAGGGAAGAAGGCCAACCGCGAATGAGCACCACCCTCTAAAAGAGAAGGAAACCCGCACCATGCCTATCCACTTCGTTCACCGACTCCCACCACGAAACGAGCGCCCATCAAAATACGCCGCCCTGCTCACCTTCGACGACATCCGCGCCCTCAAACGCACACCCCGCACGTGGGCGCACGTCCCCAACCCGCACGCCAAATCCGGCGCCAAACAACCCAACCAGGCAGCGGTCGCCTGGCTGCGCGACACCTACCCCGACCTGACCTTCACCGACCGGGCAGGACGCATCTTCGCAACCTACATCCCACCACAGGAGAAATAGGCCATGCCCACCCGCTTCCGCCACCACCCCGCCTGCGCCGACCTGCCCCCAAAGGTCGCTGACGCCCTGTTCTTCCCCGACGGGAAACAAAACCAAGACCGGGTCCTCCCCACCGCCGCCAAGCTGTGCTCCACCTGCCCCGCCAAGAACGAATGCGAAACCCTCGTCGACCAGCTCGAAGCAGGGAAAAGCCGGTTTAGCCGGCATGGCATCTGGGCGGGCACCACTCCCGCCCAGCGGGCCCCGCAACAAGCCGACACCAGCCAGGAGGCCACCAGCCAGGAGGCCACCACTAGTTACGTCACCCCCGCCCAGGCCGCCCAAGCGCTCGGGATCAAAAGGAACACGATCTACTCCAGGATCAGAAACCACAAGATCATCCCCAAACGCGTCGGCCACAGCGTCCTCATCCCCGCCACCTACATCACCCGAGAAAAGGAAAACACCAAATGACCACCCCAGCCGAACTCATGGACACCTACCTAGAACTCAAAGACCAGGCAGACACAATCAAAACCGCAATGGACCAGATCAAGACCCAGCTCGCCGCTGCGCTCCCCGACGGCGGAGAAATCGACGGCCACAAAGTCACCATGGTCCGCGGCCGCATCAACTGGAACCGCGTCCGCACCGCCTACCCCGTCAACGACTTCCCCCAGTTGTACCGGCAAGAAATCGTACTCGATCAGGACAAGGCGCAGGCCATGATCGCCCCCGCCCAGCTAGACGAGTACCGGGCACAAGCAACGGTGAGCATCCGATGACCACCACGACGATTGGACTCCAACCCACGGGAATACAAGTAGGGTTCGCTGCTCCCGCCCCCACCCCAACCTTGACGGGCCCGGGGAAGGGCATCAACCGGGACCGGTGGGGCAGGCCCCTCATCATCCCACCCGGTGGCGGCACACCCGTCCCCTACACCAGGTGCACCACCTATGTATCCGTCCTTGACGACAAAGAGCACCTGATGAAGTGGAAAGCCCGCATGACCGCGATCGGGATGGCCGCCCGTGACGACCTCATCCTTCGCGTGCGCTCAGCCGACCCCGACGACAAGACCACGATCGGGCGGGCCGCAGAGGAAGCAGCCGACCATGCTGGCGCCTCACGCCGCGCCGACATCGGTACCTCCCTGCACGCCCTGACCGAACGCCTCGACCGCGGCGAAACCCTACCCCCACTCGGGGACTGGCAAGCCGACATTGACGCCTACCAGCACGCCCTAACCACCCACGGGCTCACCCCGGTCGAGATTGAAACATTTGTCGTCAACGACGACCTGAAGATCGGTGGCACCTTCGACCGGATCTACACCATCGGCGGGCAAAACTACATTGGGGACCTGAAAACCGGGTCCAGCGTGGACTGGGGTGCAGGCACCTATGCGATGCAGCTCGCCGTGTACGCCAACAGTGTCCGCTACAACGTCGAGACGGGGCAACGCACACCCTTGACGGTGAACCGTGACCTGGCAGTGCTGGTCCACTTGCCGGCCGGTGAACACACGGCGACCGTGTACTGGATCAACATTGCCCGCGGCTGGGACAGCGTCCTCCGCCTCGCAGGCCCCGTGAGGAAATGGCGCAAACTCAAAGCAAAGGACTGGCTTGCCCCCATGCCCTCCCTCGCCCCTGCACAGCCTGCCACCCCGCCAATGGAAGCCACGCCGGTGCCGGTGTCGATCGAAGACCAGATCCGGCAGGCCGCCACGCTCGACGCGCTCACCCACATCTACCTGGCCCACATGAACGAGTAGACCGAGAACCACACCAGGCTCGCAAAAGCCCGCAAGACCACCCTCACCAGCCAGGTGCAGGGATAACCCCAACAAAGAAAGAGAAAGAGAACAAGAATGAGCATGACAAACCCGTTCACAGCCCCCGCCTCCGCTTCCGGCGGGATCACGTGGGGAGACCTCCTCGGAGGGCTCCTCATCATCAAGCCCATCGCCGCCGAAACCGGCGTCCAAACCTCCAACGGGCTCAGAGACGCGGTCCGTGCCGACGTCTACGCCATCGACGGGCCCGGCTCCCCAGACATCTACGAGGACACCCTGATTTTCCCTAAGGTGTTGGCCTCGCAGGTGCGTTCCCGGATCGGGCAGCTCGTCATCGGGCGGCTCTCTCAGGGGACGGCGAAGCCGGGCCAGAACGCCCCATGGATGCTCGACGAAGCGACCGCTGAGGACGTGCAGAAGGGTGTTCAGGCGTGGAACACGATTCAGGCCGGCCAGTTCGCCACCCCAACCCCGCCCCAACAGTCGGCGCAGGCACCAGCCCCACAAGCCCCGCAGGCGACGCAGGCTCCCGGGTGGGGCCTCCAGCCCACCACCCCCGCTCAGCCGCAGGCACCAGCCCAGCCGGCGGGCGGGCTACCGTTCTAACCCCAACAACAGCCCCACCCCGCCAGCAAGTGAGGGCGGGGCTGCCCCGGCCCTGTAGCCCAACAGGCAGAGGCAACGCGCTCAAAACGCGTCCAGTCCCAGTTCGAATCTGGGCAGGGCCACAAACAGCCAACCATCGTCCGAAGGAGCCACAGTGAACCCCATCATCGCCACCTTCACCCAAGCACTCGACCTCACACCCCACGCCGTCCGCGACCTCATCGACACCTACGACCCCGAACCGGCCGCAGCGGCGGAACGATTCACCCAGCCCGACGCCCTCACCCAGGCCGCCCACTGGTATGCCACCAACGGGCTCCCCATCTTCCCCTGCCAGCCCGGAACCAAACAACCCGCCACCGCGCACGGTTTCAAAGACGCCACCACCAACCCCGGCCAGGTCACCCAATGGTGGGCCACGAACCCGGCCTACAACATCGCCACACCCACCGGGTATTGGTTCGACGTGCTCGACATCGACCACCCCACCATCGGCTGGCCCAACCTCCGCGACGACTTCCACACCGGAACCAACCCCGCCCCATTCGCCGCCGTCCACACCCCACGAGGCCTCCACCTCTACCTGCCCCCAACCACGGACACCAAAAACGCCACCAACCTCGTCCCCGGCGTCGACTACCGCACCCAAGGCGGCTACGTCCTCCTCCCACCCTCACACATCCCCCTCACCCCCACCTACCCCGGAGGGCGCTACAGGTGGGCACTCCACCCGTGGCCCACCCAAGGCCAGCTCAACACCTACGCCCGCTAAAAGGAACACGCCCAATATGTCCATCTACGACAAACTCCGCACCACCACCCCCACCACTGGGCCGGTCGTGGTACCCACAAGCACGGGGTCAGAGTATGGGGCGCGAGGCCTCGAAAACGAGCTCGCCGCCCTCGCCACAGCCCCCATCGGCGGCAGAAACGACCAACTCAACCGGACCATGTTCGCTGTCGCCCAACTCGTCGCCGCCGGCCACGTCGACGGCCCCACCGCATGGGACGCCATCGAAACCACCGCCCACCGTATCGGCCTCGACGACCACGAAATCCGATCCACCATGCGCTCCGGCTACAATGCGGGCTTCGCACAACCCCGCGTCGTCCCTGAACTCGAGACCCCGCCCGTGACACGCCTCCACCCCGTCACAGGCGACGCCGCCGACGCCGACGCCGCCCCGGCCGGCACACCCGACAGCGCCCCCACGCCCGCGCTCGACCCCACGGCAAGCCTCGAGGCCCGTATCCGCGAACGCTTCCCCCTCGTCAACCTCACCGAAATCTGGGACACCGAAGACGACACCGAATGGCTCCTCTACCCTCTCATCCCAGCCCGCCGCGCCTCCGTCATCTACTCCGCCCCGAAAGTCGGCAAATCCCTCCTCACCCTCGAAATCGCCGCACACCTCGCCGAAGGCACCCAAGTCCTCGGCTACACCCCCGACCGGCCCATCCGCGTGCTCTACGTCGATTATGAAAACGACCCCCGCGGCGACACCGTCAACCGTCTCAAAGCGATGGGCTACACCCCCGACCGGCTCAACAACCTCATGATCCTGTCCTACCCAGTCATCGGTGGGCTCGATACCCACCAAGGGTCAGCCACATTCACCGAAATTCTGAATGTCTATGCCCCTGAGCTCGTCATCCTCGACACCATGAGTAGGGCTATCGATGGTGAAGAAAACGAAAACGACACCTACCTGAACTTCTACCGGCTCATCCAGTTGCCGTTGAAGAAGGCTGGCATCGCCCTCGTCCGTCTCGACCACACCGGTAAAGACGAAACCAAAGGTCAGCGCGGCGGGTCCGCCAAGTCCGGTGATGTTGACATGGTGTGGCACTACCAGAAGGTCACGGAGACCACGTTCCGGCTCCAGTTGGATGCGAACCGGCTCCCGGTCGGCGAACAGGTGCTCACGCTACGGAGGGAAGAGAGGCCCTTGGCGCATGTGGTGATTGGTGCGGGCCAGGCGCGCCAGGAACGGGTTGATGAGATTAACCGGTTGTTAGACGACGCCGGCCACGACAACAAAGTCGGTGAGCGTACCGCCCGTGAAGAGCTCAAGCTGGCTGGAAAGAGCGCCCGAAATGACCTCCTACGCGAAGCCCTCAAGCAACGCAAACAGCGCCCGTTCGGCGTCCAACTCAACATGGACGGGGGAATCGCATGAAAAATGCCGCGCCCACACTGCGCCCACGCCGTGACCAGCACAAACAATGCGCGCCCATAGCGCGCCCATGTGGAAATGGGCGCGCGCCCATCGAAATGGGCGCACTAAAAAACCGCAGGTCACAGAACCGCGAAATACCAACGAAAAGTCGCACCGTCCCCGCGCCCTTTTTTACGCAGCCCCGTAAGGGGCTGCTAAAAACGGGGCCCCGGCGCACCCAGGAAAACACCATGAGAGAAACCACCATCGAAAAAGCCCTCACCCAGGCAGTCCACGCCGCCGGCGGGCTATGCCTCAAATTCGTCTCCCCCGGATGGGCAGGAGCCCCCGACCGCCTCATCATCCTCCCCGGCGGGCATGTGGGGTTCATCGAAGTCAAAGCCCCCGGCAAACACCCCCGCCCCATCCAGCAACACCGGATCCACCAACTCCACGCCCTTGGAGCTACCGCCCTCATCATTGACCACCCCGATCAAATCCCAGGAGCCATTGATGCGATTCGAACCGCATGACTACCAACAGGTCGCTATAGACTTCGTGCTCGACCACCCCCAGGCTGTCCTCATCCTCGAAATGGGGTTAGGAAAAACTGCGATCACCCTCGCAGCCTTGAACGAACTGCTCTACGATCGCTTCGAGACAGGTAAGGTCCTGGTCATCGCTCCGAAGCGGGTGGCTATCAGAACCTGGCCAGACGAAATCCGCAAATGGTCAAACTTCGCCCGCCTTGACTACGCACTACTCACCGGGACGAAAACCGAGCGGCAACACGCCCTCACATCCCCAGCCCCCATCCATATCATCAACCGCGAAAACATACCCTGGCTCGTCAAACACCTCGGAAACGACTGGGACTACGACACGGTTGTCATCGATGAGCTCTCCAGCTTCAAGTCCCCACAAGCCCAACGCTTCAAAGCCCTGCGCGCAGTCCGCAAACGCGTCACGCGCATGATCGGACTGACCGGCACCCCGGCACCGAACAGTCTGCTTGACCTGTTCGCCCAGTACCGACTCATCGATGATGGGCACCGGCTGGGCAAGTTCGTCACCCACTACCGCGACCGCTTCTTCCGCCCTACCAGGTACGTGTGGGGACGCCCGGTGGACTACCAGCCCGTCGACGGTGCAGAAGACGAGATCTACGACCTGATCTCTGACATCACGTGCTCGATGCGGTCTGTCGATCACCTGCACCTGCCCGATGTCACGTACACCGACCGGGCGGTACCCATCGAAGGCAGAGCTCGGGCCACATACCAGACGTTGCGCGATGATCTCATCACCGACATTGACGACCACGAGATTGATGCGATGAACGCTGCGGTGCTCTCTGGCAAACTCCTCCAGCTAGCCTCCGGCGCGATCTACACCACTAAGCCCGCCTACACGGTCGTCCATGACGGCAAGCTCGACGAGCTCGAAGACATCATCGAGGCCGCTAGCGGGCAGCCGGTACTGGTCGCTTACTGGTACCTCCACGACCGTGAGCGCATCCTGGCTCGGTTCTCGCAGGCGCGCGTGTTGGATGTGGAGCAGGATTTTGCGGATTGGAACGCCGGCAAGATTTCTGTTGGGTTGATTCATCCGGCGTCGGCTGGGCATGGTCTGAATCTTCAGGCTGGTGGGCACATTTTGGTGTGGTTTTCGCTGACCTGGTCTCTTGAGTTGTATCAGCAGACGAACGCACGCCTACATCGGCAAGGTCAAACCATGCCGGTGTCGATTATTCACTTGGTGGGTGAGGACACGTTTGATGAACGGGTGCTTGAGGTCCTTACGCGCAAAGGTGTAGGGCAGGCTGCGCTTGTGGATGCGGTGAAGGCTGAACTCAATCAATGAAAGGAAAACCATGACCGAACAGCAATGTGCCCAGCTTAGCTGCACCAAACACGGCACCCACGAAGACGAGGAGGAAAAGTGGGCGTCATCTTCATGATCTTTTCAATCGGTGGGGGCTTTCATGTCTGGGTGGTTTGCTTACCAGGCGGTCATCGAGGGATCGCCAGATACGTCGGCTCGTCGCTTCCCACCTCATCACCCGGAAAATGTCACCGATGACATGGAAAGGACCCAAGAATGAACACCGCCGTTACCGCCATCTGTGCTGACCTGCCCGCCCTCTATCGGCACATGCTCGACCTGACCACGCCCACCATTCAGGCGATCCGCTACACGGCGGCTCACACCACCGGCACCCAGGCTGACAGTCTGCCCGAGCGTGCTACTTATGCTCGCGAGCGCCTCGAACACGAGCTGGGCACCCTGCGGGAAATTGCCAGCATCCTAGCCGACACCGACCATGGTCAGGCGCCCATTGACAAGGTGGCCAGTGTGCTCGCCGAGCACGCCACCACACTCGCCGCCTGGCCCGACCTACTAGCCGACGTCGACTGCATCCACGCCAGGTGGAAGAAGATGGTCGCACCAGACACCGAGACGTCCGGCCACCTATGCCCGGCCTGCGGCACCACCACACTCCACTGGCACCACAACGATCGGCTCTACCGGTGCCCGGCCTGCGACTATGCCGGAACGGCCGGGCACGTAGCCAACCTACGCACCTACACCATCACCCAGGCTGACGTGTGGGTCGACCGTAGCATGGCTTGTGTCTTGTTTGGGCTGACTCGGGAAGGGTTGAAGAAGCATATTCAGCGCGGAAACATTTGCCCGCGTGAGGGGTTGTTTTCGACTGTGGAGTTGCGCGCCCTGCCACGCCGCGGCGAGATTCTTCTACCCTGACTCTAAGCGTGGTAGCCTCTGTATTAAGCGACTAGAGACCGCTTAGCAACAAGAGGCTGATCCCTCTGACGGGATCGTTTCTCATGGCATTTATGCCGGGGAGGCCTCGGAATACAAGACCCGCTGGGGAATACGGGGCAGCCTGACTTGTTGCAGGTGGTTTCTAGCTCGCCCGGTGTGCTATGCCAGCCTAGAAACCTGACATTGCGCGCCTCATATTCGCAACAAGAATTTTGAGGTGACCTCCCATGAGTGACCCTATCCGTATCGGAGACATCCTGGGCCGCCTGCCCGCCGACATGCTCGACGACGTGCGCCTTGAAGACCTCACCCGCATGGCCGATTCTCTTGGCGTCCATGCCTGGGAAATGGTGCGCCACTTCGAAGAACGAGGAGGCACCAACTAGCCACACCCTTTCAGCCCGCCCGTGCAGCCAGCACGGGGCCGGGCAGCCGGGCGTGGGTAGCGTTCTTCGATATCGGGACCTCTAACCGCCCCACGCCCTGGCTCAAAATACAAATAGAACCGCCGGGAAGACAACCACGACCAGCGCCCCGGGCTGGTCCTGCCAGACACACAGCTGACGTCTGACAGTAAACAGGCACCAGACACCCGAAAAAGTTCGGGGGTCCATTCGTGGTGCACCGAACAGTCGTATGGGGTTGTCAAGGTCGGCGGGCGCTTTGGGGCAGGGGTTAAGACAAGCCAGGCACACTACCGTGTGTCCGCATGGCTAGCTCCTAATGTTCGAGGTCAGTTCTGTGTCCCTGCCCCACCCGGTTCTCCATCCAGTGGTCGACCGTTTCGGGTAGCCAGCCGTGTGTGCCGCCGCGCTCTGGCCCGCCGATGATCGCGTCCGGTTCAGGCAGGCGGCCTTGATGGCGATAGGACACAAGGGTAGAGCGGCTCAATCCGGCGCGCTGCGCGAAACCGTTGAGTGATAAGTAATGGGCGGTCACTGCTATTCCTTTCTGTGGTGGCGCGCAATGTTGATGCTGAATGCGATGGCGTAGATGAGTGCTGCAAGGCCGGCGAGGAATGCTCCGATCTGCGCAAGCACCCCGCCGGAATCAAAGATTCTGGGGATGAGAATGATTGCGATGAGTGCGATCCATAGGATTCGTTCCATGGTGGGCGTGCTAGATGGTAGCGTGTAGGGGAAGCAACCCCACGGTGTGGGGCGCTTCCTAGAAGAAGCTAGTGTTTGTTCTTCTGTTTCTTCTTGGTGGGCTTGAGCACTTCGACCAGTTTGGCGATTGATCCGATGAGTGCGGCAAGCCCACCGAGGAAGATTCCTACGTCTTCTAGCATGTTCACCTCCTTTCTTCTCTTCATGTCTATAACTTCACCAACTCACATGCCGGATGTCAATTAATTTGGTAAAGTTGTGTGTGAAAAACACCCACCCCGCCCGCCCACTCAGCGAAACCCACCACACCCCAACCCACCAAACCCGCACTACCCCAGCCCGTGTGATATAGTCCCCCTTGTAGGGCGCTCCGTGCGCCCAAAAACCAGATCTCTTCACCCCGGGCCGGTCCACCTCCAACGCAGACCCCCGGGGTGAAACCATACCCACCACCAAAAAAAGGGGGGCACCCCGATGGCTGACACCGCCCCCAAAAAACCCCGCCGGGTCAACAACTACGCCTACCGTGACCTCACCAAAGCGCTGCGCCGCAAAGCCAAAGCCCACAACCTTCCATGCTGGATCTGCGGCCAGCCCATCGACTACACCGCTGACTGGCGATCGCGGTGGTCATTCACCGCCGACCACGTCATTCCGATAGCTCTCGGTGGCAACCCTCGCGGCGAACTCCGCCCGGCTCACCGCGCCTGCAACTCCAGGCGTGGAGACACCACCAACCGCCGCCAGCCGGCCATCGTGAAACCGGTTGAAAAGCGGTCGAAAAAATGGTGAAAACAGTTTAAGCTGGACACACTCCAAGTCCCCGCCCCTACCCCAGGGGGAGGACCCCCGCCCCACCGGCCCGGTGCCACACACCGCATTGGCAAGTTTTTACACGAACGGCCCGATAGTGGGAACGTCAAACGGTGTCGTTATTGTTTCTGTGTGGCTTTGTGGCTCGCTTTTGGGTGTGAGGGTGCACATTTTGGTGGTTGGCGGTTTTGGCTTGCTGTGGTGGCGTTTTCTGGTGGCATCGTTTGCTATCACCACACCGGAACGGCGGCGCATAGCCATTTAGCCGTAAACAGTGCTATGGTTGGGGTGTGAGGACATGCGCCCACTGCGGCATCAACATCAACGGCAAGCGAGCAGGCGCCCGCTACTGCTCCACCTCCTGCCGCGTCATGGGTAACCGCGCCCCGAAACTGCCAAACATCATGACAGGATCAGCCAGGTGGGTCACCTGGGAGCCGGTTGAGCGCCGGGAAGGGACTGGTAAGCGCCCCACCCGGGTAGATGGGCGGCCGGCATCCGTAACTGACCCCACCACGTGGGCCACCTATGAGGAAGTAGCCCAATGTGCGCGCAAGGGCTGGGTGCTCGGCAACGGGGTCGGCTGTATCGACCTTGACCACTGCCTCAATGAGGCCGGAATCCCAGCAGGCTGGGCACGTGCGGTGCTTGAGGAGCACCGGGCTGAGGCGGTGTGGGTTGAGATTTCCCCATCTGGGCGCGGTCTTCACGTGTTCGTGCCCATGGAGGCCGGGCCGGGCCGTGTTATTCGTGATGGTCGCAACATTGAGGTGTATCCGCCTGGGTCTGGCCGGTTTGTGTGCGTGACGGGGCGGTGCTTCCGGTTCTAAGAGGGTGCGGTGATGAGTGTTGGGTGAGTTGATGCCGTGTGGGACGTATGCGGCGGCCCGGCGCCATCAGCGTCGTGGGGAGCCGGTGTGTGAGGCGTGTAAGGAGGCTGTTCGGGCGCATAACGCTAAGCAGCGGGCGCGGCGGCGTGAGGCGGCGGTGAGGCGTGTCCACGAACAACAAGACCAGAAACCGGCGGGTGGCCAGTTGGACGCCGAGGCCGAGCTGAGGGCACAGTATGACCTGCTTGGCAGGCACTTGTTAGAAGCGCCCCCGCAGTCGGTGGCGGCTATTAGTCGTGAGCGGCGCGCGATCTTAGAAGCGTTGACCAGTATGGGGCAGGCAACTGCCAAGGTTCCGGCCCGAGGTGATAGGGGCGTGTTTGATGAGCTTGCTCAGCGACGTAAGAGTCGGGGCGCAACGGCCTAGGATCGAGTCCTTGCCCGTTGACGGCGTGGATTTGAGCGCGGGTGAGGTTGCCTGCGATTTGATGGCCGCTGTGGGTAAACCCTTGGATGAGTGGCAGCGGTATGTGGTTAAGCGTGCTCGGGCGTTGCGTGCCGATGGGCGGTTCGCGGCGTTCGAAGTCGGGGTCAATGTTCCGCGCCAGAATGGGAAGAACGTGATCGTGGAGGCTGTCGAACTCGATGGCCTGTACATGGACCCTGATTGTCGGGTGATCACACATTCAGCGCACTTGTTTTCCACGGCGAGGAAAGCGTTTCGTGAACTGGAGTCGATTATCCGGTCTAGCCCTGACTTGTTTTATCGTGTGGTGGGCTCGGATGGCCGCCAGATGGATGATGATGTTCGGGGTATTAAGACGTCGTCTGCTGAGATGTCGATCCAGCTTAAGGGCGAGGATGGGCGTGAGCGGGGCGGGGCGAAGATCACTTATTTGGCGCGGTCTGCTGGGTCTGCGCGCGGGCTGACCGGTGACATCGTGATCTTGGATGAGGCCTATGACCTGACGGCGGATCAGATCGCGGCGATGATGCCGACCATGGCGGCACGGTCCATGGATGGCAACCCGCAGATCTATTACACGTCTTCGGCTGGTATGCCGTCCTCGTCCGTGTGGGAGGAAGTCCGGGAGCGCGGGTTGAAGGGTGATAGTGCACGCCTGGCGTATTTTGAGTGGTCTGCTGATGATAGCGCGGTGTCCTCTGATGTTGATGCGTGGTATCAGGCGAACCCTGGTCTTGGTGTGCGTATCGCTGAAGAGTATGTGGCTGAGACCGAGTTTCGGGGGATGGATGATGAGCGTTTCCGGCGTGAGCGCCTGGGCGTGTGGGCGCGCGTGGGTGACGAGCATGGTCTAAGTGGCGCCCAGTGGGGCCGGCAGTTGGACGGGCTGTCTACGCCTGGGGAAAAGGTGTGTTTTGGGTTGGATGTGTCTCCGTCGCGTGATTCGGCGTCGATTACGGTGGTGTCCGAGCGGGCGGACGGCCGGGTGCATGTGGAACTGATTGAGCACCGTGTTGGTACGGACTGGGTTGTGGCCAGGGCTCGGGAGTTGCAGGAGAGGTGGGAGCCTCGGGCGTTCGTGGTTGATGCTGGTAGCGCGGCGGGTGCTCTTGTGGGTGAGTTGGTGCGGGCACGGGTGCGCGTGTTGCAGGTGACGGGCCGCGAGTATTGGCAGGCGTGCGGTCTGTTGTATGACGCGTTCCAGGCCGGCATGTTGGCTCATATTGGGCAGGAGCCGTTGGATGAGGCGGTGGGCAACGTGAAGATCAAACCGAAGGGTGATTCGTTGTTTACGTGGGCGCGGATTGACCCGGTTGTGCCGATTGGGCCATGGGTTGCGGCTACGCTCGCGTTCGCTGGTTGGGATCGTGTGAAGAAGAAGGCGCCTGTTAAGGGTGCTGGTTCTGGGTGGAAGGTGGTGGCCCTGTGAGTGGTTTGACTCCTGGTGAGTGGGAGCTGGTTGGGCAGCTTGAGAAGCAGATTCGTGCCAAGCGGCAGCGTAACGAGCTGCGTTCAGCGTACATGGATGGCAAGCATCTTGTGCGGCGTTTGCCTCCGTCTTCTCCCCCGTATTTGCAGCATTTGGGTGTTGTGTTGGGGTGGCCGGCGAAGGCTGTTGAGACGTTGGCGCGTCGTGTGCGCCTGGACGGGTTCGACGGTGGCACCGCGCTCGGCGTCGATGATTTGCTTGCGGATAATGACTATTTTGCGATGTCGGCCCAGGCGCAGGTGTCTGCTTTGGTGCACGGGACGGTGTTTGCGACGGTAACTAAGGGCGGTGCGGGTGAACCGGCGGCCGTGGTCTCGCACGTGACCGCGATCAACGGCACCGGCGAGTGGGATACCAGGGCGCGCGAGTTTAAGAATTTCCTGGCGGTGAACCGGTGGCCGAAGGCTGGGGCCACGCTAGCCCAGGATGGGGATTTCACCCTGTTTTTGGATCATGAAGTGGTGTCGGTGGTTGATGGCCGGGTGGCTGGCCGGGTCTGGTCGCCGGTGCGGTTGCCGGTGGCGCAAATGCCGTACAAGCCGCGTCTTGACCGGCCGTTTGGGGCGTCTCGGATTTCCCGCCCGGTCATGTCGATCACGGATAGCGCGGTGCGTACGATTATTCGGTCTGAGGGTACCGCTGATTTTTATGGGGTGCCGTGGTTCATGATTTTTGGCCCGGATGAGTCCTCGTTTTCCAAGGGCGGGTGGCAGATGATCATGGATCGTATTAACGCGATCCCGGATAATGAGGAGGCGGCGAACCCGCGGGCTGAGGTTAAGCAGTTCACGCAGGGTAACCAGCAGCCGCATGTGGAACAGCTCCAGGTGTTGGCTGGGTTGTTTGCGGGTGAGACGTCGATCCCGGTGTCGTCTTTGGGTGTGGGCCTGTCGCAGGCTAATCCGACGTCGGCGGAGTCGTATTTGGCGTCGCGTGAGGATTTGATTGCTGAGGCTGATGATGCGCAGGCGTGTTGGACGAGTCCGCATGCGCGGGTTGCTAGGTGGTTGTGGCGGGTGGCTCACCCGGGTGAGGGTGTGCCGGGTGAGCTTGGTGCTGTTAGGCCGGTGTGGCATGACACGCGGTATACGTCGCGGGCGGCGGCTGCTGATGCGACTGTGAAGCTGGTGGGTGCGTTCCCGTGGATGGCCCAGTCGGATACGGTGATTGGGACGCTCGGGTTTGATGCGGCGACGACTGCGCGCTTGTTGGCGGATAAGCAGCGTGATGCGGGTGTGAGTATTTTCGCTGGCCTCATGCAACAAGAAGCTGAGGGTGATGGGGGCGTGAGCGGTGGTGGATCGGCGGGCACTGGTAGCGAAGCGTAACGCCGATGAGGTCATTGAGCGTGCTCTGGTTGCTGATTTGGACGCGTTGTGGGAGCGGGCCTGGCGCGGTGGCGTGTTTGATTCGGCCCTGTTTGATGCGTTCTTGCCCGGGATCATTGAACGTTACGGGTTGGCGTTTGGTGAGGTCGCCGCGCAATGGTTTGAGGCGCTGATCGGGTCGCAGGCCACGATCGCGGCCCCGGTTGGGCGTGCGGCGGTGAATTCTGCTAGGTGGGTGCTTGCCCCGTATCGTGACGCAGCGGCGGGTGTGGCCGCTGGTGTGGCCCGTGACAGGTTGATGGCGTCGATGGTGCGGCACGCCAAGCGTGCCGGGCGCGACACATTGCATTTGTCGGTCCGCGCAACCCCGGGCGTGTTGTATGCGCGCCGCCTGTCTGGGGCGGAGAACTGCGATTTTTGTGTGGTGTTAGCTTCGCGCGGGCCGGTGTACGGTACGGCGTTGAAAGCTGGTGAGCCGGGTAACCGGTTTCATGATGGGTGTGATTGTGACATCGTTCCGGTGCGCGGCCGGTGGATGCCCGACAGCGGCAACCCGCGTGGGGTGTCATGGGTGGGTGAGAGCCCGGGCTACGACTTTGAGAAGCTTTACGTTGCCGAGTACAAGCCGTATTGGGCGAAGAATGACACGATCGATGATGTTGTTGCCAAGCGTGGGAAGGCCCGCGCCGCGCAGCGCACACCGGGCAAGCCCGGTAGGCCGAAAGGAGCCAAGAACAAGCCCAAACTTGGTGGGGCAGGCGGCGCAGGCAAACCACCAACCCGCAAATCTTCCGCTAGCGGCGCGTTTGACCGCGACAAGAACTTAGTTCCAAGGGTCAAACCGTCAAAGCAGGGAACAATCACAGTTGAGCAAGGGGCTTCAACTGATGATGTTGAACTGCGCGTAGGCCGGATTTTGGCTGAACGGGGGATGAATGTAACTCATCGCGCAGTAGTAAACATTGACAGGCACAAGAACCCAGATCTGGGGATTGATGGCGAGATATGGGAAATCAAATCTCCCAAGGGGAGTTCTGAAAAGAACACCATTAATAACCAATTCCGCCGGGGAAAGAAACAGGCCGAGTACATCGTCCTCAATTTGGCTCGGTGTGGAATCCCGGATCACATAGCCATCCAGCAGGCCGAACGACGATTCTTCGGTACGTTGCAGTTTAAGAAGATGATCATTATTGATAAGAGCGAGGAAGTCTACCATTACATCCTATAATGTGGTACTCTCTCAATGAGAGGGAAATGAGGCCAGCTCGCCAATTCTAGGGCAGGTACTCGCCCTCTCAATTATTGTGCTGGGCTGGATCGCTAAACACCGCCAGCGCAACCAGGCCGCCTAGCCGCTGGCATCACCTAGTTTTTACCCCACCAGATCCTGGTGGGGTTTTGTTGTGCCCATCCCGCACGGGGTGGGTTTTCTATATACCCGCACGGGAAGGAAAACACAGATGGCTGATAGCCAGAACACGGAAGAAAAGGACGCCAATGCAACCCAGGCTAAGGCGACTGCCAGCACCACTGCTGATCCTGCACAGGAAACAGATTGGAAGGCAGAAGCCCGCAAGTGGGAGCAACGTTCGAAAGACAACCTGGCCCAGGTCGAGCAACTCAAGGCACGCCTTGAGGGTATGGAAGATACCAGCACGGACCTGGAGAAAGCGCTAGGACGGATCAGCGCGCTCGAACAGCACAACACGCGCCTCGAGCACGATGCGCTCGTAGCGGCGGTTGCTGCAGAAAAACAGGTCCCTGCCAGTCTGCTCCAGGGCGGTACACGGGAGGAGCTGGTGGCATTCGCTGACCAGCTTCTTGAGTTCCGTCAAGCTGAGCCACGCAAGGCGGCCGCGCCCGGACTCGGGCATCAGCCAACAAACAATGCGCCAGTAAGTGATGCTCACTTGCTGGTGCGAGACATATTCAAGTAAAGGAGAAAACCACGATGACTATCATGGATTCGAAGACTCTTACCGCCATCCTTCCCGAGCAGTATCTGGGGAAGATCGTTGACAAGGCGAAGACCACCTCCACGGTGGCGCGACTGTCCGCCGCCGAACCAATGCTTTTCGGTAACGCGAACTTCATTAACTTCAATGACACGGTGCGTGCTGAGTTTGTTGAGGAGAAGGGTGAGAAGTCCTCGACGTCGGCGGCCTGGGAGAAGGTCACCGCCGTGCCCCGCAAGTCTGTTGTCACTGTGCGTGTCACAGACGAGTTCATGTGGACCAATGAGGACCACCAGGCGCAGATCATTGACCGTGACGTTGTCCCGGCGATGAACACCGCGCTCTCTCGTGCCCTTGACCTTGGCCTGTACCACCGGATCAACCCGCTCACCGGCAACACAGTAGATTCTTGGGCGAACTACCTTACCGCCACGAGTCTGACGGTGGAGCAGGGCAAGGCGGAGGCCGATGCTGATATTCGTGCCGCCGCTGGCCTGGTGATCGCGAAGAACCACCAGGTCACTGGCCTGGCACTGGACCCGAAGATGGCGTGGGCGCTTGGTGACCTGCAGGGCAAGCTCGCTAACGGTGACCCGGATGGGCGTCAGCGTTACCCGGAGATCGGTCTGGGTGCGAACATTGACCGTTTCCTTGGCCTGCCGGTCGCGGTGGGTGACACGGTTTCTGGCCAGCCGGAAGCTACGGATACGAAGATCCGTGCGATCGTCGGTGACTTCACCAACGGCATCCGTTGGGGTATCCAGAAGCAGATCCCGCTCGAGGTGATCCCTTACGGTGACCCGGATGGTCAGGGTGATCTGAAGCGTGCAAACCAGGTCGCGCTGCGTCTGGAGATTGTGTACGCCTGGCATGTGCTGACGGACCGGTTCGCGGTTGTGAAGGCAGCTGGCTGATCATGGTGCGGTTGACTAACCCGATCACGGGTGTGGTCGTGGTGGTGCCGGAGTCTCTGGTTGAGCATCTGGGGGGCGCGTGGGTGCCCGCCGGTGCGGTGGAGGCTCCGGCACGTAAACCAGCGGCACGCAAGCAGACAGCCCGGAAAAACGCCACCAAGTAGCAGGCGTGAGAAGAGGAGGGGGTTCCTTGTGTTGTGGACTGAGCCTAGTGACGTGATCCAGGACTGGATCGGGTCGAATACTCCCACTGATGAGGCCCTGGTGGGCCGGTGGGTGGCGAAAGCTGAGCGGATGCTACGCCGGGAATTCCCCACCCTCGACCAGCGCCTAGAGTCCGGGCAGGAACCGGACTTGCTGGCCACGGTCAAGGACGTCGTTGGGGCGATGGTTTCCCGTGTTTTTCGGAACCCTGAGGGGATTCGGCAGATGCAGGAGACTGACGGGTCGTTCACCGGGTCGATCACATTCAGTGGTGATCAGCCCGGCGGGCTTGTCCTGCTCGATAGTGAGCGTGACGCGTTGCGTGAGCCGGGGGCGGGGAAGGCCGGGCAGGCCTTCTCTGTCAGCATGGGCGGTTACCAGGCGGGGGTGCACTTGCCGTGGTGTGACCACACGTGGAACCCGGCCCTGTGCTCCTGCGGCGTGGTCTTGGCCGGTCACCCGATCTATGAAGGTGGTGGCGGGGCATGTTGAGACGCATCACAAAGGTGGCCACGATTCATCGTGCCCCGGCCGGTGTGGACGAAGACGGGTACCCGCTCGACAAGGGCAACTGGGAAGACTGGGAGCACGTCTTGTGGCCCATTTTCTCTGTGGCTCCGCGCGAGTACGAGGAAGAGTTCGCCTCTGGTCGGCGGACGGTGACGTCCCGGTTGCGGGTGTCGTGCCCGGTTGGTGGCCCGCGCCCCGGCCCGGACGACGTCGTCACCGTCCCTGGCCTGGAGGATGGTGGCCCCTACAGTGTGCAAGGTGAGACCCAGGTGTGGGATAACAACCCGATCGTGGCGATCACCCGGTTCGCTGGCGCGGTCGTGTTTCTTGAAAGGCGGCGCAGATGAGCGTGAAAGTCAAACTCAATCATGACCAGTTTGCGGCGTATTTGAAGTCCGGGCCGGTGGCTGGCCTGGTGGGGTTGCACGCGCGTCAGGTTGCGGGGCGTGCCGGCCCCGGGTACGAGGCCTCCACGTGGACGGGTGATAGTCGCGTGATCGGGTCGGTGATCACCGCAACCCCTAAGGCGATCCGGTCTAACGCGAAGAACAACACGCTACTGCGCGCACTGGTGGGAGGTGGGTCGTGACTGGTTTTCCTATGCCGGCTGACGTGGCTACCGCAGTGCAGCGTTTCTTGCGGGGTAAAGGGTTTAACGCGGTCGCTGATGTGCCTTTGGATAGGGCGCCGGGGACTGTGCGGGTGTCGCGGACGGCTGGTGAGCCGTTGAATCCGCGCCAGGAGCGTGCCCGGGTGCTGATCGAGGTGTGGGCCAACGGGCAGCGTGCCTCATTCCAGCTTGCTAGGCGCGTGTGGCTGGCGTTCGCGACCGTGGCCCGGGACGACCCGGGGGCGTTCCCCGGTATCTACCAGTACGAGACCGTGCCCGGTATCCCGGTTGAGTTCCCTGACCCGTACGCCGAACTGATGTCGCGTCACCAGTTCGAGGTGACCATGTTGGTCAGGTTCGACGAGGCCCAAAAGGAAGAAGTAGATGGAGAGGTGGTGCCCTAGTGGTGCGAGTTGTTCACCCTGTGTGGGGTGCGATCGTGAGGGAAGTGCCCAAGGATCGGGTGGCCGCGTGGACGGCTGCCGGGTGGGTGCTCCCCGAGAAGAGCGAGGTGTCCCCACGTCGTGGGGTGTCGGTGCGGGATAGGCGCGCCGAGAATACTGGAAAAGAAAAGGAGGATTAGCGTTATGGCTATTCCTAAGTTTATGGTTGGCGCGCCGATTGAAGCATCTGGTGCGCTTGCATCTGCCCCGGCTGGCACGTCCCTGCCCACCGATGCTAAGACCAAGCTACCTGAGGCGTTTAACGCTAAGGCGATCCTGTCTGATGGTGGCTGGTCGCTTAACCCGAATCGTGAGACCACGGATCTGAAGATGCACGGTGGTGGCACCGCGCGCACGATCACTGAGTCCTTCTCTGAGGTGGTTACCACGACCCTGATTGAGGGTGCGGATGCTGAGATCCTGAAGCTGGTCTACGGTGAGGCCAACGTTGAGGTGGCGGGGAAGAAGATCAGTGTTAAGCACAATGCGAAGCCGAATGGTAAGCGTGTGTGGGCGCTTGGGGATCGTGATGGGGACGCGGTGCGTCGCCTGGTGATCCCCAACGGTGAGCTGTTTCTTACCGGTGAGGTTGTCCACGTGCATAACGACATGATCAAGTACGAGGTTGAGATTCGTTGTGCGGAGGATGAGCACGGGAATTCTTCGTATGAGTACATTGAGGACGAGGCCGAGTAGGCCGGGTTCCTCTGATTTAAGTGTGGGGTTGGCTGGGCTGTGGGGTGCGCTTCCCGGCCAACCTCACCACACCTTTTGGGGTGTGTGATTGGTGAAAATAGCGCCCCCCTTTTTTTTTGATTGGAGCGCCCCCTATGACTGAGAAGAAGACGACGACTGTTAAGAAGCAGGCCGAGCAGAAGGTTGAGCGTGGTGAGATGTTCACCTACACCACCGCCAACGGCACTCTCACCCTGCCTTACCTGGAAGATGTCCCCATGCGCCTATTGGAGGATCACGCCACCGAGCCGATGGCCGCATTCCTCGCCGCTGTCCTTGAAGAATACCTAGACGAGGACGCTAACCAGACACGGCGTGAAATGCCGATCAAGTCCTTCAACCAGATGATGGAAGAGTGGGTGGCTGCCTCCGAGCTGAACCTGGGGGAATCCGAAGCCTGAGCCGCCTGGTTGGCGAGTTCAGGGAAGAAGTCGAATACGAACTTATCCGCCTGGGGTTGAGGTTGCGTCATGTTGGCACGCCCGGCCTGAACTTGCGTGATTTGTGGGTTGTCGTGTCCCACCCGGTCAAAGACGGCCCCTTGTTTCAGGCGATGGCTGGGGAGGCGTACACCGACTGGCAGGTCACCGATTATTTGTTGGCGGAGTTGGTGGACGTGGCGCACTGGTTGCAGTGGGCCAAGACCGAGGACGGGCACAAGGGCCGGAATTTCCCGCAGCGCGTGCCTCGGCCCGGTGAAAAGAAACAAAGGCACACCCCGAAGGGGTTGACCTACGAGCAGGTGATCGACTTGCTCTAACACCGCGTGTGGAAGGAAAAACAATAATGGCGTACGAACTTGCCCGGGCTTATGTGCAGATCATTCCTTCCATGCGCGGCGCTGGTAAGACCATCCAGGCTGAGCTGAATGGTGCTGATATTTCGTCGCGAGTGTCGAAGTCGGGCACGTCGATGGGTGCCAAGCTCACCACGGCGATGCAGAAGACGATGAAGCGGGGCCTGGTCGTGGGTGCGGCGGCCACGGGCGGGCTGATGGCGACCGCGTTGACGAAAGGTTTCGGGCGTCTTCGCGCGTTCGAGCAGGCTGAGAAGTCGATGGCCGGCATGGGGTTGTCTGCCCAGCAGGTCAGTGTGGTGATGGGGAACGCGAACGCGGCCGTGGAAGGTACCGCGTTTGGCCTGGACGCGGCGGCGACGGCCGCGAAGTCCCTGGTGACCGCTGGTGTGGCACCGGGTGAGAAACTCCAGCGCGTCCTTGGGCTGATTGGTGACACGGCCGCCCAGGCCGGCACCGACTTCAACACGATGGGCCTGATCTGGAATAAGGTTTTCGCTAAGGGCAAGCTCCAAGGTGATGAGGCCATGCAGCTGATGGAGGCCGGAATCCCGGTCTACCAGCTGGTGGCAGAGCAGCTGGGGATCACGGCTGAGGAAGCCATGGCGTTGGGGCAGAAGGGCCAGATCTCGGCGGAGATATTCGCTGACGCGATGGAGTCCCAGTTCAAGGGTTCGGCCTTGTCGATGGGTGACACTGTCACTGGGTCGTTCCAGAACGTTCTCGCCGCTCTTGGCCGTCTGGGGCAGGGCCTGTTGGGTGGCCCGTTCGCTGACCTGCCGGCCCTGTTCACCACGGTGCGGGACAAGATCAACGCGATCACCCCGGCGGTCACGGCCATGTCGACCGAGGTGTACACCAGGGTGCGTGGCGTGGCGTTGGCGTTGGCGAAGGGGAATGTGCGCCCGATCGAGGAGGCGTTTGGCCTGGATCGGGCATCCTCGAGTCGTGTGGCGTCCACCCTGGCACGGTTGCAAACACAAGTGACATTGACGGGGGCGGCGTTCCGGCGGGCTGGTACGGATATTGCGGCGTCGTTCAGTTGGGTCAGGCACGGGTCGAGTCTTGAGGGCCTGATGGGCGTGTTTGACCGGCTTGCCGTCCTTGGTGGGACGGTGGCGCGCGGGTTTGCGCAGGTTGCGGCGACGGCGGCGCCTATGGTGTCGTACGCGGCGCAAGCGGCGACGATCTTGGGTGGTGGCCTGTTGGCGTCGGCTGAGCGGCTGGTGCCGGCAGCGGTGAACCTGGCTGAAGCTATCGCGAAAACCGGGGTGTCTTTCACGTCGGCCCTGATCCCAGCCGCGAATATCGCTTCCGCTATCATGGTCCCCCTGTCTAGCGTGGTGGGGACGTTGGCTGACTGGTTGGCCAAGTTACCTACCCCGGTGTTGGCGGTCGGTGCGGCGTTCATGATGCTACGCCCCCACGTGATGGATGGGAAGAAAGCGGTTGAGTTGTTCCAACGCCAGTTGGACACGCTCCAGCTACGTCGCCATTTGGCGCACATGGAAGGACTATCCGGTTCTGCGATCCTTGTCCAGGGTGCGATGCGTAGGGCTACGGGCGCGGTGCGTGGTATGGGTGTAGCTTTGAAAGGGCTTTTGGTTGCTAACGCTCCCCTCCTAGCGCTGTCGGCCGTGGCCGCCGTCCTAGGCAAGATCAGTGAGGCCTCCCAGCGCAACAAGCAAGAGCTACGCGACCTGGCTGACTCCTTTGATGATCTGGGGAATGCCACGGATCAGACGCGTGAGAAGCTCGTGGAGATGATGCGCGCCGACGAGCGGGCGTTCGGGTTCGGAAAGAACCTTGAAGACCGGCTCAACGACCTTGGCATCAGCACGAAGGAAGCTGTGGATGCGATTCAGGCCGGTGGCCCAGCCTTGGACGATCTCAAGGCCAAGCTAGTGGCACTCGCGGATGCTGAGGAGAAGAAACGTGTTGCCGGGGATTTGTCCGGTACCCAGTCCAAGGCCAACAAGCAACACATCCTTGACCTTATCGACGCCCTCGACAAACAGGCCGATGAGTACGAACAGACCACGCAAAAAGCGAAAGAGGCCGCGCTTGCCTCCGGTGACGTCGCCCGCGCCCAAAAAATCGAAGCCGACGCAATCCAAGAAGTCATCAACGCCTCCAAACGCCGCCAAGACCAACTACTCGGTGTGCGTAACAAGGCGCTCGCGGCGCGTGAAGCTGAACGTGGCCTGAATGAGGCTATCTGGGGTTGCCCGCAAATCGTGGACACGTAGTGGAGCTACCTGATGGTTAGGCAGCTGTTTCTTTTTTGTTGGTGGCTTGGGTGATGTGGTACTCGAAGTCGACGGGGCTGATCATCCCGAGTGCGGA